ATGTTGAGTGGTAAATATGTAACGGGCTCTGATCCTACACCGAACACGCCTAAGGAATACAAAAGGAATAAACATGTTAGCGGACGCTTTAAAAACTCTCCTGGCAACTGAGTATGCTTTTAGCATCAAAGCCCAGCTGTTTCACTGGAATGTGGAAGGCCCAGACTTTGCTCAATTGCATGAGTTTTTTGGAAACTTGTACGAAGAAGTCTATGATGGATCAATAGACCGAACCGCTGAATACATTCGCGCATTAGGCGACTATTCCCCTGGCAGTTTTGAGCGTTTTGCTGAACTGTCAGAAATTAAAGGGCAAACCAAGATACCGCGTGCCCGACTCATGATTGAAGAACTGTTGGCCAACAACGACCAACTGTTGGAACTTCTTAACCGATGTTTTGCCGTTGCTGAAAGTGAAAATCAGCAGGGCATTGCTAATTTTATAGCAGAACGCATTGATGCTCAACAAAAGCATGGCTGGATGCTGAGAAGTTTCTTGAAAGACCAACGAGCATGAGCCACGACATTAGAGACATACTTCAACGACTCACAGCAGTAGAAAGCAAACTCACACCCACTGGTGTCAAGCACGGCCTTAATCCGCAACAAAAATCAGTGCATCAATTGCCTGCCTTGTTCAAGCCACATGGCATCCGGGCTTTAGGTAACAAAACTGATCCTCAACATCCCATGCATAAAGAACTGGTTGGTGATTCAGTTGAACCCAACAAGACCGCGCTAGAAGAAGCCATGCAAGAAGTGGAAGAAGACATGTTGAGCAAGGTCAAGAAAGACCTCACACAGTATCTTGATCAACTGGAACAAAAAGTCAAAATTGATCGTGAACTCAAAGACAAAGCCAAAGACGCTGTGGAAAAACACGCAGCCGAAGAAGAAATTGAAGAAAACGATTATGAACTAACTGATCCCAGCACAGTGCATGGTATTGAAGATAAAATAGATACCCAATTGGGCAATCCACAACAGCCCATCAAAGTCATGGAACTGGATGATGGTGCTGTATTTGAAATACACGGCGATGATAGTTTAGGATATGAAATACGCCATGGTGGTCGTAGCTTGCCCAGCAGATTTCGAACATCTGACGAAGCAGGTATAGCAGTTGATTTGTTTCGTGCTCACAGACAGCGTAATCGGCCCAAACAAGATCTCAGTCAAGATTACATAGAAGAACGATAATATGAGACTCGCTGACTTATTTGAAAATTCCCTAGCACCAGTTGATGACTGGGCAAGCTACGTTGCGGCATTGAAACAACAATTGGCTGCAAAACAAGCTCGGTTTGAACGATTGGGCGGCATGAGTTATCAATATGCTGATCGCATGATGCCAGATGATTACGAAGCACAACAGTTGCATAGAGAAATTGATTCCCTGTCAAGAAAGATAAAAGCCGCAGGTGGTTAACCAAACTCAGCCTTAGGACCGAGTGGGCGGCTGCTGCCCGGGCTAAGGAATTCGCTACTCCACGGCCCAAAGTGAGCAAATTGTTATTGACATGCCACTACTAAAACTGTATACTTGCTTTTTTAGGAGGCTCTATGAGCAAGACATTTAACGGCGAGCAAAAACTCAAACTCACTCAAATCATCAACGAAGGCATGCAAGTGCTGCATGAGATTGAAGCACTCAATGGTGGGCTGACTGATACTATCAAGGCTGTGGCCGAAGAGTTGGAAATTAAACCTGCCATTCTCAAGAAGGCCATCAAGCTGGCACACAAGGCCGAGTTTGGCAAAGAAAAACAGGATCACGAAACTTTAGAAACTATTTTAGAAACTGTTGGTAAAACTCTTTGACTGTTGTTTATACTGATCAAATTTGGCACAAGTCTCAATGCAGAACATTTGAGCAAGATACCTATGCAGTATTTTGTCAAAAAGGTATTCCTGTCAAATTAGTTGATGCTGTCGACGTTGCAACATTGACTAGGCCTGTGATAACCGATAATGTAGTCAATGGGCCACACATAGGACTATATCCTGAATTCTGGGGCAGTTTTAGTTATCGATCAGAATACAATTCACGCCCTCCAGTTCGATTGTTTAATTGTTTTATGAATCGAGCGTGTACAACCAGACAAAGTTGGTTTTATCAGTTTGTTCGTAGAAATTTACTGCATGTTGGCTGGATTAGTTTTTTGTTAGACTATAGAAAACTACCTCCCGGAGTTGTTTCAAAACAGGATCTTTACGAATACAATTACAATCAAGGATATAGCATTTTTGAAGCAGAGCACAATCTCATGCGAGATCGTGTGCCTTTTTGTAATTTTGAAGGTGACTTAGATCAAGTTGTTGTTGATAGTTGCATAAGTCTTGTGATCGAAACATATTTTGATTGGCCAGATACTATAGCATTTAGTGAAAAAATATTTAGAGCATTGCAATTGCCACGGCCCATAATATTGTACAGCATGCCGGGATCAGTAGAAGTGCTGCGAAAGTATGGGTTTGATGTGTGGGACGACATTATTGATCATGCATATGATGTTGAACCTGACCAGATCCAACGTCAAATAAAAATTTTAGATCAATTGTGTCAATTAAGAGAGTTGACATACACTGATCAGCAATTAGAACAGTTTGAACTTCGCGCACAACACAATAGAGATTTATTACAAAAATTTAGATTGCAATGGCCCAACAAATTAAAAAACACTTTAGTTCAACTATCTGTATAAGTAACAATGAGTCGCTCACATTACGAGCATGTAGCAAGGCCAGTCCGGCCACAAACGGAGAACAATGAGTTATATTGACGCACTATTTGATCGTGAGCACGATCGCATTCATGTATTAGAACGCCGCAATGGCGTAAGGCAGTACAAAGAGTATCCTGCCAACTACATCTTCTATTACGACGACCCTAGAGGCAAGTTTCAAAGCATCTACGGCACGCCGGTCAATAGATTTTCATCACGCAACAACAAAGAATTTCGCAAGGAAGTTCGCAGCCAGTCCGGCAAGCAGTTGTATGAATCGGACATCAACCCTATCTTTAGATGCTTGGAAGAAAACTACAAAGACCAGGATGCTCCTGAATTACACACAGCATTTTTTGACATTGAAGTTGCGTTTGACCAAGAGCGTGGGTTCTCGCCTGTGGCAGATCCGTTCAATCCCATCACTGCTATATCTGTATATTTAGATTGGCTGGATCAGATGATCACACTGACTGTGCCTCCTAAACATTTGAGTTGGGATACTGCACAAGAGCTGGTGGCCGAGTTTGAAAACACCATCTTGTTTGAACGTGAAGAAGACATGATCAAGATGTTCTTGGATGTGATTGAAGATGCTGACGTGCTAACAGGCTGGAACTCAGAAGGCTATGACATTCCCTACACAGTAAATCGTACCACAAGAATACTCAGCAAGGATGACACAAGGCGTTTTTGTTTATGGGGACAGTTTCCCAAGCAACGCATGTTTGAACGCTTTGGCGCAGAGAATCAGACCTACGACTTGATTGGTCGTGTGCATATGGACTACATGCAGTTGTATCGCAAGTACACATACGAAGAACGCCACTCATACAGTTTGGATGCCATTGGCGAATATGAACTGGGCGAACGCAAAACACAGTTTGAAGGCACACTGGATCAGTTGTACAACCAGCACTTTAAAAAGTTCATTGAGTACAACCGCCAAGACACCATGATCATTGCCAAGTTAGACAAGAAACTGCGCTTCTTGGACCTGGCCAATGAACTGGCGCATGCCAATACTGTGTTGCTACAAACCACAATGGGTGCTGTGGCAGTGACTGAACAGGCCATCATTAACGAAGCACACGAGCGTGGCATGGTTGTGCCTAACCGCAAGCAACGTCTTACAGACGATGACACACAGGCCGCAGGTGCGTATGTGGCATATCCTAAAAAGGGCTTGCACATGTGGATTGGATCAGTGGACATCAATTCACTATACCCATCTGCTATTCGTGCCATGAACATGGGCCCAGAAACTGTGGTAGGTCAATTGCGGCAGACCATGACTGACCGTTTGATTAAAGACAAGATGGCCAAAGGTGATTCATTTGCGGCTGCATGGGAAGGCTTGTTTGCCAGTTTAGAATACACAGCCGTAATGGAACAGCAACGTGGCACAGAAATTACCATTGACTGGGAAGGTGGCGAAGAGTCGGTCCACTCAGCCATGGAAATCTGGCACATGATCTTTGACTCAAATCAACCCTGGATCCTCACTGCCAATGGTACCATTCTTACTTACGAGAAGAAAGGCATTATTCCCGGCTTGCTGGAACGCTGGTATCGTGAACGGCAAGAACTGCAAGCCAAGAAGAAAGAAACTAAGGATGCCAAAGAGATTGCGTTTTGGGACAAGCGTCAGTTGGTCAAGAAGATTAACTTGAACAGTTTGTATGGTGCTATTTTGAATCCAGGCTGCCGTTTCTTTGACAAGCGTATTGGTCAGTCAACCACACTGGCAGGCAGATCAATTGCCAAGCACATGGATGCTCACATTAATGAGTGCATCACAGGTGAATATGATCACACAGGCAAGGCCATCATCTATGGTGATACAGACTCATGCTATTTTTCTGCTTGGCCCATACTGGAAAAAGAAGTTGCAGAAGGACGTATGGAATGGTCAAAAGAAATCTGCATCCAACTGTACGACTCAATTGCTGATCAAGTGAATGAGAGCTTTCCAGCGTTTATGGAACAGGCGTTCCATTGTCCCCGAGACATGGGTGCGTTGATCAAAGCAGGTCGTGAACTGGTTGCTGATCGCAGTTTGTTCATTACTAAGAAGCGTTATGCTGTGAACATCATTGACTTGGAAGGCAAGCGACTGGATGTGGATGGCAAGATAGGCAAGACTAAGGCCATGGGCCTGGATCTCAAGCGTTCAGATACTCCCAAAGTAATTCAAGACTTCTTACTAGAAATTCTAAATAAGGTACTGGCAGGTACACAACGAGATGAGATTATTGAACGCATTAGAGAATTCAAGTATGAATTTAAAGAGCGGCCAGGCTGGGAGAAAGGGTCACCCAAGCGTGTGAACAACTTGACCAAGTATGCGGCAGAAGAAGCACGCCTAGGCAAAGCAAACATGCCAGGACACGTTCGTGCCGCAATGAACTGGAATCAAATGCGCCGAATGAATTCGGACAACTACTCAATGCAGATTGTTGATGGTATGAAAACCATTGTGTGCAAACTCAAGTCAAATGCACTCGGCTGGACGTCAATTGGCTATCCTACAGATGAACAGAGATTGCCTGCATGGTTTACTGAACTGCCGTTTGACGATGGACTAATGGAAGCAACTGTTGTGGATCAAAAGGTTGACAACTTACTGGGTGTGTTGGAATGGGATCTTGCATCAGCTACCAACACAGAAAACACTTTTACATCATTATTTTCTTTCGAATGAAACTGAGCCAAATTGTTGCATACTTAAATTGGCTGGAACGTCCCGACATGGATCCTGCCTATGGTAATATTACTGACAAGTTGGACGATATATTACATGCTGTTAAAAGTCGTGACGTACAGTACCATTCAACGACCGCAGAATTAGATGAGCGCTTGCTAGATGTTAGACATTCTATTTCAAAATTTGACCAATCACTTCAAACTCTAAAGCAACAGTTAAGAAACGACATTGATCGTCTAGAGCCCGAATACTATGCAGAAAGTTGGAAGCGATACGAACAAGAAATGTGTTTTGAAACTGTAGAGCACTTGATCAATCGAAAACTACCTATTGAGTTTAATGATCGTGAAAGTCTACGCAACACAATAAAAAATTATACCGACTGGCGGCTGCCTGGAATGTTCATTGGCGCTCGACAAGAAATGCTAGTGGAAGACATGGTGCCAATGGATCCTTTATATCTTGTGGATCACAATCGCGAATTGATTGATGTTGCTATGGCTCCGTTTACCAAAGAATATCAAAACAGATTGAGACCATACGTAATTAACGACTGGAAAGACACAGAAATTTTTACTGCACTGCCTGTCAATCAATTTGGCCTGGTATTTGCCTACAATTATTTTAACTGGAAACCCATTGAGATGATTGAAAAGTTTTTGATAGAGATATATCAAAAACTACGCCCTGGTGGTGCATTGGTTTTTACCTATAATGAATGCGATAGTTGGCATGGCGTTGGTGCTGTAGAAAATGCTTGGATGTGCTACACTCCAGGCAGTCGCATACAAACAATAGCCAGAAGTCTTGGCTATAAAATTATTGAGCAGTACACCGGAACAGGTGACATTGCTTGGTTTGAAATGCGCAAACCTGGAGAAATTCAAAGTCTGCGCGGGGGGCAAGTTTTGGCGAAAATAAATCGTCAATAACAATTGCAAATTCTAAATACATCTGTTAAACTTAAACATTAGGAGTATACCATGAGAGATTATCTATTAGACTTAGTACAACACACACATGATCTTGGCTGCATTGACTTGATCAAGATTGTAGGCGATGACAAAGCCACACAAATTGTAGGCCTTGCTGAAGACATGAGTGTGGTTGTGGAAGGTGAATTTAAAAATCCACATCCAGACTTTGTGGGCACATTTGGCATGCCAAACTTGAGCAAGATCAAAATCTTGCTAAACCTGCAAGAGTACAAAGAAAATGCCAAGCTCAGCTTGAGTCGCAGAGCCGGCGGTGAGCCAGATGGCATCAACTTTGAAAATGCCACTGGCGACTTTAAAAACAACTATCGTTTTATGGCTGAAGCTATTGTGACTGAAAAGCTCAAGACCCCCAAGTTCAAAGGTGTAAACTGGCACATTGAATTTGAGCCCACTGTGGCTGCTATTCAGCGCCTGCGCATGCAAGCACAGGCCAATGCCGAGGAACCACACTTCCAGGCCAAGACTGAAAACGGCGACTTGAAGTTTTTCTTCGGTGATCACTCAACACACGCTGGTAACTTTGTGTTCCATCCAGGTGTTAATGGGCAGTTGAAACGTGCTTGGTCTTGGCCTGCTCAGCAAGTCATGAGCATTCTGGCACTCACAGGTGACAAAACCATTCGCATTAGTGATGACGGTGCTGCCAAGATCACAGTGGATTCAGGCATTGCTGTTTACAACTACATTCTGCCTGCACAAAGCAAGTGATGGAAACACAAAAAAGAACAATCACTAGAATGGTAACATACAGGATTACTGCCTGGCTGTTTACCATACTATGGA